GATAAGTTCTTTGATTATTTGACTAAACCAGTAAAAGGAAATTTGACTCAAGCTGATTTAGATAGTAAAGCTATATCTGTTCAAGAAGATTTAACTTTAAGATTTTTACAATTTAAAGGTTATAATTTAGGAGAACTAGTAAAAAATAAAGCTAATACATTAAAAGTAAATGGACTTCGTGATTTAATCAATAGAAGTGCTAAAGTAAAACTAGAGAATTATTCTAATAAAGGTACAGGAAATAGTAAACCTAAAGATATAACACTCGACATGATTGTACCAAAATAATAATAATTTAATTTTAAAACGATGAGTAACACATTAATTAATCAAGATAGTGGTAGAGTAGTAGTTCACGAAACCTTTGATGGTAACGGATTTACTACCAATAACTCGCTTGCACAAATGCGTCTAACTAAAGCCGATACTCTTAACCCAGTAATCACTCACTTAGTTGGTAGTGTAAGTAAAAGGTTTCCTCTTACTTTCTTAACTGAAGGTCAACAAGGTGGAACAAGAGTAGAAGGAATTGAGGATATAGAATACAATTGGCCTGTTATGGGTAGATTGAAACAGTCTGATGCTGTTATATCCCATGAATATGCTAGTAATGCCGAGATAGGTAAATATGGTGCTATTTTTGAAGTAACATTCAAAAGTAACTGGTTGAAACAACAACATATTATTATATCTCCAAATGGTATTCAAGCAAGGATTGTAGACAAACCTACAAAAGTTGGTCAGGGATATAAATACCGTCTCCAATTAATTTACAGGGAGGATTCTGAATTCTGTCCTGCAAGTGAATTATTAGTAAATACTCGTTGGAGTATGACGGGTGGTGCTCCTGTTTCTGAAGCTTACTCTAGTGGTAACGAAAGTAACAAACAGGCTCCTGGAAAAATTAAAAACCAAATCTCTATACTTCGTAAGTCTTATGAGATTGGTGGTAATATTTCAAATAGAACAGTAGAATTCCAATTTAATATTAATGGAACTACTACTAACTATTGGATGCCTTGGGAAGAATACCAACATGAACTTCAATTTAAAGAAGCTTGTGAAGAACATTTATGGTGGAGTAAATATAACAGAAACAGTCAAGGTCAGATTACTACAATTGACCAAGAAACTGGTTTTGCTATTCCTATTGGTGCTGGTATTGATGATCAAATCCCTAACAAAGATACTTATGGTTTCCTTACAACTACAAAACTAAAGAATACTATTGGTGATGTATTGTATGGTGCTAGTGATACTGATGCAATGAATGTTGTATTGTACACAGGTATTGGAGGTGCAAGAGAATTTGATGAATCTATTAAAGGCGAAGCTAATGGTAGTCGTAGTGGATGGGATGTATTGCTAAGTGGTAATGTTGCTGATAAATTTGTTACTGGTTCTGCTGGTGGACATAATCTTGCTTTCGGTGCTTACTTTACTACTTATCGTCACGTAGATGGGCATACAATCACTTTAAAATCGCTTCCTTTGCTGGATTATGGTTCTAGGGCAGAAAACTCCCCTAAACACCCTATTTCAGGTTATCCATTGACTTCTTACGAAATGTATTTCGTAGATATGAGTACTTACGATGGAGTTCGTAACGTACAAATGGTAAACCAAAAAGGACGTTCAATGGTAAGAGGTATTGAACAAGGTATGGCTTTATTGAAAGGAAATAGCTATGGAGATTACAAAGGTAATGCTTTGAATCTAGCTACCGATCAAGATAAGACTTCTGTTCATTACATGAAAACTCTAGGTGTTTCTATTCGTAGAAATACTCACTGTTTGAAGTTGACTTGTGATTTATCATAAGTAAAGATTAAATAAACTAATTTATAATGTAAAAAGGAGCAGTTAAAAATGCTGCTCCTTTTTTAAACAAAAAAAAGAATTATGAGTAAATATATATCAAGATTAGAACTATCTGTTAGGAGAAAACCAGGTTTAAAAGGTCTCCCAGGGGATGATGGATTAGATCATAACTATAAAATAGGTAGTAGTATAAAGAATAAAGCTCCATTATCTGGATTAACTACAGAAGAAGAAAAAATTTATCTTCCTAACATTATTGGTACTAGTGTTACTGATAATATGTTCAGTATGAGAGTTAGAGAATATTGGAATAATATTGGTGTACCTGTACCTGCTGATGGTACTAATGCTGGTGCTTTATCTGGTTTAATTTTAAATTTTACTTTAGAATTTGATAATAAAGTAGATGCAGATGCTTATTCTAATGCTATAAGTTTTGATGATAAGGGGGAATTTAGTAAAAAAGGAAGATGTATAGAAGGTCTTTCTGATTATATTTTATTTAGATATTGCTTAGTTTACAGTAGAGTTGCTAATTCTATTAAAGATGTAAATAAAAGTCCTAAAATTTATTTCTATTTATATAGTAAAGCTGCTGAAACTTCTATCAAACATAACAAAATGACTAATAAGCTTAAAGCTAATGAAGAATTCAGTAAGATTATTACTGATGAAATATTAGTTGATGCTTTATTAAGAGTATTTAAGCAGATACCTGAACTATATGAAACTATAGATGAAAAGCACATGGTTCTATTTGGTTTTGTTGAATCCGATCCAGAGAAATTTATTCAAATGGCTACTGATAAAAATATTAAGATTAAAGCCACTATACTTAAAGCAGTAGAAAAAGGTATTATCACTAATCCTGCTAATACTACTGTTTTTTATTATGGAGATAATCAAGAAGTATTCTTAGGTAGTACTTTAGAAGATGCTGTTATTTATTTTAAAAATGCAACAGAAGGACAAGCATTAGATATAAAAACTGCTGTTCTAGCTAGACTAAAATCATTGTAATATGACAACTCAAGAACTTCATGTAGGTATTAATTTAGAATTACAAGAACTAAATACTTTTGCTGATGCAGATGTACTTCCTCAAGAATTAGATTGGTTTATTAATAAAGAAGTATTAAAGTATATAAACAAAAAACTTAGTCCTGATTCTAACGTTAAACAAGAAGGTTTTGAGGATACTACTAAAAGATTAGTAGATTTAAAGGAATTAGTGAAAACTTCTCCTGTGCTCTATGCACATATTAATGACGAAGGTAACGGCATAGTGTCGTTACCTTCTGATTTATATATACCAATCAGAACTGACGTAATGTTAGCAAAAGATTGTGTTAAAATTATAAATGCTAAAGAGACTTTATATAGAACAGAAATTAAAATAGATATTAATGCAGATATACTAACTTCTTTTAAAGTACAAATTACTACAATAGAAGGTTTACAAACTATATTTAATTATACTGAATTACCAGAAGGTTATCTTAAAAGTATTGATTTTAAAAAACAAGTTTTTATGCTTCATAAAGCTTTAAAAATCAAACTTAATACAAAATTAAAAACTATGTTTTCCTCTCCCTTTAACTTATACTGGGAGTTTGATAGAAATGATTATATTCCTAATACTTTTGTATTATATACTAAAGAACAGGTATTTAATAGTGTTGTAACGTTTAATGGAATTGCTACTAATAGTGTTACTACTTCTACTATTATAGATAAATATAGTAGTGTTAATTACCCACTTAATAGTAAAGTAAGGTTAATAGATGATGAATTTTTTAGTGATAACAAAAATTCCCATTTATCCAAAAGTTCCTTTCGTTCCCTTATTGGCAGGGTTTACGGTAATTTAATGCAGATCGATAAAATTCAAAATGTGGTAATTGGAGGGGTTAAAATTACATATATTTGTAAACCCTTATTAGCAGACTTACTTTTGAACTCGAACATAAATATGAGTGATAATAGCTTAAATGAGATTTTAGTAAATACAGTTGCTTACATTAAAAATATACTATCATCCCAAAGCTATGATACTTATAAGAAAGAAAATATATTAATTGAATAATTAAATTTTAAGTTATGAATAAAATAGGTATATTAAAAGATGTAGCTTATGGTGCTAAACAAGGTGGAGGTACTGTAGCTGCTGGTGAATGGGGTCTTTTGGCTCAAGGTGCTATAGGTATTTTTAATCCTAGTAAAGGTACTTTCCTTTTAGGTGATGTAACTAATGCTGCTGCTGCATTAGGAGATTCTAAAAATGTAAGAATTGCTGTAGGTAGAGCAGGAAATAAAGTTTCTATTTTTGATGTACCTCGTAATTTAAGAGATTTAAATCGAGTTAATTCTCGTGCATTTACAAAACCTGTTATTACTGTAGGTGGTATAACTGCTCCACTTACTCTTGCTTTTGAAAATACAGGAGATATAAGTGTTAAAGTACTAGATACTACTTATTCTAGTAGATTTGGTATTCCAGCTATTCATGCTGATGTTTATAAAACAGCCGGTATGACTTCGGAACAAGCGGTTGATGCTATTGTAGCTAAATTAAATGCTCATACTGCATTTGGTGGTGTTACTGCTACTAAAGTAAAAGACGGTACAAGTACTTATTTTGGTATTACTATTACTCCTAAATTAGAAGATGTACAAATTGAAGTTGCTTTGGATGGTATGTGGGCTGGTGCTTCTATAGTACAAACTACTGCTCCTGTTTATGGTATCGGTGCTGCTTCTGCTATTGCAGTAATGGAAAAGGAAATGAATATTGAAGAAGGTGATGGTAATTATATTGAATATGGTGCTGAACACTTTAGTGCTCCTTCTGAAGTAGTTGCTGCTCGTTATGATGTAACTACTCTTTTATATGACGCTTTTCATAGTGGTCCAGTAAATAAAAGACACGTATCTAGTAATTCACTTGTATTAGCTACTGTAAACGGTGCTTCTACTTTTAATGCTGATGGTCTTGCTACTATCTTAGCTGCTGTATTTCCTAATTATGCTAGTACAACT